CATCAACGTGTGGTAGTTGAACTTGTAGGTGTGGCTATGGGCTGGGTCGGAGCTGTGCTTGTACTCCCAGCATTTGCGGTGTGCGATCTCTACCATCTCCTCATCCGTCAGCCCGACCCATTCTCTCGGCTCCGTGTAGAGCGGCACTGTATGCGGTGGGTCTGGCTCCATCACAAAACAGTCTGGCCAGCCGTGGATACGGCTATCAGCGTAGGCAACAGGTTTTCGTGACTCTGGCAACGGTTTGTAGTTCGCTATTAGTTCGTTGTCTGTTACATCTATGTAACTGCCGTCATCAAACTCAAGTTTGAAATAGTCCGGCGCAGCAGGGCGCTGTCTAACCAACTTAGATACCCGCGCTTGGGTTTTGTCGTCATTGTCGATAACCCGATCACCCGGAATGATGGTATCAACCCATCTTAGAGGTTTGGCTGCTGGCGGTGCGGTGTAGAGCGGTCGCACGTTGAAACCGTTCTCTCGTTTAATGTCATCCTGCGATTGCGTAACCCAGTCTCGGATCACTTCGTCTCTGTTGTCTGACAAAAAGTCGTACATCCACGCAATCGGCTTCTGCGTGATAACAGGCGGTGCAGTGTAGAGCGGAACAAAATCGGGCAGGCGCTTGGTCGGTTCGACGCGGCACATCGACGGCTCTCGTTGTGCGGCCTCTAGGTGGTTGCGCTGAATCCATACCGGCTTCGCTGTCTGCCGCGCACAGACCAGACACCCATCACCGGGAATCAACGCTCGCCAGCCGCATTCCTTGCACAGTTCGAGTGAGGTTTGGTCGTACTGCTCGATGGCAGCGCGAATAGCGGTGATGGCGCTTGCTACCTTACCCGGCCCAGATTTCCACGCATCTTCTAACTTCTCCAGCGCATGTCGCATGGCTTCGATGCTCATCTCCGCCTCCACAAAAACCGCAACGTCAGTCCATCAACGAAGTTCTTTTTGAACCTCGTCTTTAGTGCCCATGCGACGTAGCCAGTAAGAATGCCAACGGCACAGCCGATGAAGAAGGCTTCGGCTTCCAGCATGGCGTCGGCGACGTCGTAAGCTGCTCCGGCATACACCATCAAGTCTCTCGTCACCTTTGGCTCCGAAAGAAGCGCCTGCATTGCCTTCGCTGCGAAGTAATCGCGCAAGGTCATGCCGCTTGTGGATGTGATCTGCTTGTATTGCAGATCCTGTGAGATCCTAGGAAACGCTGGGCCACCGTTGTTCATTTCTCACCTCGTGCTTTTGCGATGGCGGCTCGGGCTGCTGTCACCACATCATCCGGTGCCAGTGTCTGCCAACCGAGCATATCTTCCAGTGCACTCAAAAGATCAGGAGCGGCTGAAACAAGGCGGGCGTCTTCTGGTACAGACGGGCATCGCTTGTCGTCGTGAAAAATCGTCTCGTTGTTCGCGCCGATCACTGTGATGTGCGTAGAACTCTCTCGGATCGTCCACGCACTGCGTTTTTCGGTACTATTTAACGCAAAGGCAAAACACAATATGTAGTTGTTTTGTCGGCAATAACCGCAATACGCATTGTGCCGGTTCTGGCTATCAGAAGTCTTTTGATTCAGTTGGTTGGTTTTCATTGTTCATGTTCCTTATTCATTACAGCAGCGTCACAGGACACCACTAGATGTTGTGGTCGTAGCCTTGGTGATGGCGGCGCGAGCTTGTTCTTGTGCAAGGTCGCAAATGCGAAGGTTCTCGTAGAACCATTCACGCCAAGCTGCTTCGCCTTCTGGCGTGCTGCGATCTCGACCCGCTGCGACAAACCCTTCCTCTTCGCGGTGTAGCCACTCGGCAAAGGTTTGGCACGCCTCCAGCAGATCCTGATTGATTCCATGCAGGCGGCGCAGTTCGGCGGCGGCTTGCATCATGTGGCCCACCTGCGTCCATTCTCCTTCAAGCTGGTCAGCTAACCGCAAGGCTTCGGGTTGTGTGCTCATGCCTCCCCCTTCAGCACTTTGGATGCGTGCAAGTAATAGTTGTACTGACCACCAGACCGCTCGTGCAGGCGCTCTAGTATCAGGATGCACCGCTCGCGTTCGGCTTCAACGGCTTTCTGCATCAGTTCCTTGATGTTGCTTTCAACCGCCGCAAGAACAGCATGCGCCGCCTGATTTACCGGCACATCAGGGTTCGCCCAAATCCCTTCTTTTGAAATCCTTAGAATTTCAACTCCCGGCCCAACTTCGTTCCTAAACGTAATATTGCTCATTTCTCACCTCTGGCTTTAGCGATGGCTGCGCGGGCTGCGGCCACTACGTCATCCGGTGCCATCGTCTGCCATCCTAGAAGCTCCGTGAGCGCATCAAGCAACGACAAGACCATCTCGCGCTCCACCTGCGTCGTCTTCTCGACTAAAACTCTGATATGCGTATCGATTGCAGCAAGCACCGCTCTGGATGCATCATTGACTGAAATTGCTGGGTTGACCCAAACACCATCCTTGCTGATGCAAATCACTTCCGTGGCGTCAGTCATTAATTCAAAATGCAAATTATTCATTTCTCACCTCTGTATCGGATGGCGGCGGCGCACTCGGCTGGTTGCATTCCAACGTCACGTGCCTGAAACCTGTCGCAGATAGCCGCACACGTTTCACGCTCGGCCTTAACTGCTTCACGCACCGCAACACACGTAGGACGCTGGCACTCATCGTGGCAGGTGTGGATGCCGTCGTAGGACAGGTGCTGTTTGATTAGTGCGGCGAAGCGTTCAAGTTCGGTAATTCCCCAGCGGTGCGGCTCTGTCCATCCATCTCCGCTTCGCAACAGTCCAGCCTCCCGCGCCATGCGGATAATGTCGTCTCGGTTCATCTTATTTCGCTCCTAGGTTGATTCGCAGAATCTCAATCCGTTTTGCATGGCTAGGTGATCCTCGCCACTTGTCTCTGATAATCCACTTCCGGCACTTACACTCGTCCTGTGCAAACACGATACTGAGGTCTTGAACATACTTGTTAACGTGCCGCAGAAATACTTTTCTTCGACAGTCAGACAACCCTGCTTGGTGACTTAGGTTGATCGCAATTACTCGCAAGTCATCCTCTAGCTCATCGACAATCTCAGACGGACTCACGACAACTCCCCCGCCAAGAATCGCAACTCAACAATCCGAGCACATTCGCGCAACTTGCTGACGTTGGTGCGCTTCATCACCTCGATCGCAACTGCGATAAACGTCTCCAACTCTGCACGCTCATCGTCTCCCCAACCGATAAGCTCGGCAACACATTGTTGCAATCTCTCATCCTTCAGCTTTGCAACACGCTCGACAACGTATTCCAGATCGTCCCGGTTGAGTGCTGCTCTGCTCTGAATGATTTCCTTCATCCTGTTTGCCTGTTCTGCGACGAAACCTGCATCCGGTTTCATCGCTCCAGCTTCCCGTTTTCGTTGCCACCATCGACCTCTAGCAAGTCAACAGGAACCTCGTATGTGCTCCAGCGGTGACCACAATCTGAACAATCCCGCAGCCGCCACTTGTAACCAAATCTTGTGTCTTTCCGACTTTCTTTGACCCTCGAGTTCCATCCTCCACAACTCGTACACGCTGACATCACAACCTCACTTTTTTGCTCTCTAGCATCTCTTTCATCTGTTTAAGAATCGCTTTGCCTTCATCGGTAACGTGCTTCGGCGCTGGCAACGACACGGTTTGTCGTTGCTCGACACGATCAAAGTCGCGGCACATCCCCATGAACTCCGACAAACTGGGAGGCCAATCGCGCCCAAGGCTCGGCAACGTGTCGATAACCTTGCGGATGACTTCAGGCTTGGTCTTGCGGAGGAACGCCTCCCAGGCTTCGTTCGCAGCCATGATGCCGTTGTCGTCCTCCATGTACATCGACTTAACCTTCTGGTTGCCGTACATCACCGAGAAGTGCTGCATCATGCGTTCAGCGTATGGATAGCGGGATGGCATTGGCATCTCCCATGTCGATGAAGTCATCTTTCCTTTCCCACGAACCGAAGATCAGTTCAGACTTTCGGTCATTTTTAGCTTGCTGTGTATTGGGGGAAACCCTAGTGTTGCGCACCCAGTTGCGCCACGTCGCCAGCCAATCGGCCTTCAACCCCTTGCTCCCAGGCTGCGCGATCCAGTAGTCGCGGAACGCATCGAACGTCTCACGCGGGTTTAGCTCTGGGCGCTTTTGCTTGCAGAAGTCGATCCATTCGTCTGGCACCTCCTGAAGATCAAAGCGCGTCGAGCGCGTTCTCTTTTCTTTTATATGGTTACTGGTTACTGGTTCTTGGTTATTGGTTAGTTGAACATCTGTTGGCTGTGTGTTGGACACTTGCTCAACAGGTGTTGAACTTGTGTTGATCCTGTGTTCAGCAGATGCTTTGCCTGCCTTGCTTCGCTTGTGGATTAGCTCCTTGTACTCCTTGATTTCAGCGTCGCAGCGGGTGTGGTGCCAGCGCCCATCTTCGAGCCTGAAGAACGAGACAAGGATTAGGTGAACGGTTTTTTCGTCAGTCCCAAGCTGAAAAGCAAGGGCTTCTATGTCGTCTGGAAGTGGACGCTCACGGTCGTAGTACATCCAGATCAGGCGCAGGTACGCCATCGACTGAGCATCTGTCAGCCTAGCAGTCGCCTTGACGAAATCACCGATGTGGTGATGGTAGTAATGCACGAACAATCTCCATCGGCGCTGGCCTATCCGGTGGAAATTCCGGCAGGTCGCACCCAGGACGGGTTAGAAACGGTCAGATAGACCAGCCCGATAAAGACTGTCCGCTGACCTGCTATGCGCTTTCCACGGCGCAGAACGATCATACGAAAACAAAGTTTGCCTGTAAAGCCTTACACCAGCCTTACAGGCAACCCTGCTAGAAACAATTGGTATTGCAATTCCCCCCGAAACAACAGGTAGTGCACGTCACCATCCTGCCGTTGATCGTGTATGTGTGCGTGCTGCAAGCAGCGTAAGCAACACTCGCAACAAGTGAGAACAACAGACCTACTGCAATCTTCTTCATGTTTACCTCGCTTTGATTAGACCACTCTGAACCAACTGCACTAACGTTTTTCTGAACGCACCCTCCCAGGCTTCCCGCCTTTCCTCTCCTGACATCTTCGCCCCCTGGTCGATAGCAAAGTGACAGTGCTGACAGAGTGCCGCGGTAAAGCAGTCGTGCGCCTTCATCCCCATGCCCTTGCCGTATGCACCCCAGTTCGCATGAGCAGCTTGTGTCTGACCGTCCAGTCCACATCGCTGGCACGATAGAGAGGCAACGGCCTTCAACCACGCTTTGCTGCGAAACATCGCTTCATCTCCTCCTCTAGTTCTCGCCTAGCTGGCATCCCTCTGGCCTTCTCTACCTGCTCCAGATGCTCCCTGCGTTTCTTAATCGGCCAGCGTAGAACCGTTTGAGCCTCGCAATAGAGCGCGTACTCTCTTGACTGTAGACCTACGGTGCCAGTAGGGAGGCTGATGAGTCGTGCGTTGTCGTGTCGCTGTCCACACGCAAAACAGACATTTCGTCCGTCATCACCAGACCGTGATTCGTCGCCCATGCAAACACCTTTTCAACGTAGTCTGAAAACTGACCTTTCGTCAGCCCTGTAGTCGTCGGCTCCTGTTCCACAATCTGACCGTTCGGAAGCTCTACAACCCTCCCAGGAAGATATCGAGCCTTAAAGTAAGCGTGCCAAATGTCGGGCGAGTGCTCCTTACCCTGCGGCCTGATCTGCTCGCTGATTGCTGTTAAGGTGGCCCAATAGAACGAGTTTTGAGCGCTTGTTCTGTTGGGGGGCTGGATGGATACCACCCAACCCGGTTTGGCGCGTTGCACGGCCTCCAATGCGCGTTTACGGGCAGTGTCGTTGGCTAGCGTGTAGATCACAGTTCAACCTCTTTGAGTTGCCACCTGTTGCCTTCCTTGAACCACCCATGTAGCACCACCCGCCACCCTGAACGCAGCATCTCAGGGTAAGCCTCGGCTTCCTCTATCTTGTGTTTGCGAGCAGATAGGTTTGATTTGCTTGTCACCTGGATTGCTACTGTCTCGCCGTGACCGATTGCAAGCAGGTCAATGCAGCCCCAGAGGTCGTGCTTGCGCTTGGTAAACGAGTTGTAGTGCTCGACTAGAGCCACCTGATAGCCATGCGAGACGTATAGAGCCTTTGACCTAGCGGTTAGTGTCATAGTCCGGCCTCAACATTGCCAACGTCACTCGACCCCCTGTCAGTCGCTCGATTTCAACAGCACGATTGAGAGGGATCCGACCGGCTCGCCTCCAGTTGTGGATAGCCTGCCGCTTGAGTCCGAGCAGCGAGCACAGCTTGCCCTTGCCGCCGATGATTGCTGCTGCCAGCGCGATTGCCTGTTCCTGCGTCATGTCACCCCCGTAAAGTTGCTATGCTATGACATTGCAGCGACATACGCAATACATAGGTGTTAGCCGTTGCCTATAGGTGTAGCAAGAACGATAAAAATATTTTTCCACACAATGCCAAAGAGATGACATATGATGTCAACCATTGCAACACAACAACCGAGGCAAACATGGACTACGACACTTGGCTAGAAGAACCGGAACAGCGTGCTTGGGATCAGCATTATCGTTGGGAGCAAGAAGAACTCCGCAGGCTTCATGACATCGAGTTGTGGATCGAAACAGAGCACTCGCAAATCATCTGGCGAGTCTGGGATGAGGTTGCAGGATGTAGCGACGATTGGTGCGAACTGTCGAAGCAAGTAACCATCGCAGTGTTAGACGGTCAAGACGCTAAGAAGATTGCACACTCGTTCATGACTCAACACTTTGCTACGCATTACAGCTTCTGGGAAGCATCGCTGCACCAGATCAACAAAGAGAGAGGTTGGAAATGAGAACGGTTTTAGCCTACGCAGTTTTCGGAACGCTTGGCGTCATGCTGGGCACAACAGCAGTCGATTTCCTTGTAGGATCGGAGTCAACAATCGGGAGCCTGTTTTGGCGCATCTTCTAGACCCTGAGTTCAAGTGGATATCCGCAGCAGCCACCAACGTAGAAGCAACCTGGAGAAAGTTCGGCTACACACCGCCTAGCGAGCAACAGTCGTATCAACAGAAATGGAAACGGTTCAAGGATAACAACCATGAAACAGATCGCAGCAGCATTAGTGAAGTCGCAGAAACAGTTCGGCCCAGCGCTAAAGTCAAGCAGTAACCCACACTTTAAGTCGCGCTATGCCGATCTCGCAGCCTGTGTCGAGGCAGTCGTAGACGCTCTCAATGCTAACGGCATCGCTCTCATCCAGCAGACGCACGAATGCGCAGATGGCGTCATCGTTGAGACTGTGTTCGTTCACGAGTCAGGCGAGACATTCTCGGGTGGCAAGCTGCATGTCCCTGCCAGCAAACACGATCCGCAAGGCTACGGTTCTGCTCTAACCTACGCTCGCAGGTACAGCTTGATGGCAGCGACAGGCATAGCACCAGAGGACGATGACGGTAACGCTGCAAGCAAGAGGCGCGACCCGCATCCGACCATCGAGAACCTGCTCAAAGCCTCGTCGCTGGATGACCTCAAGAACAAATACGCCTTGGCTTACAAGGCATACCAGAACGACAAAGAGTCCCTTGCACTGATTGAGCAAGCAAAGAACACCCGCAAACAGCAATTGTTGGAGATCAATGATGCTAACTGAAGCACAAAAACAGAAACTCAAGAACGCCTCCCGTATCAAGCGAGGCTACAAGCAAGGCGATGTTGACTTCAACGGAGACAACTTCTCGCTCGACCTCGCCATTGCTGAATGCAAGATGGAAAACCCAGGAGCCTTCTGGACTTCAGAGACGCTCATCCTTCGCCGGTTCTATCACAAGCCTTTGTTCCCCATCCCCTGCCAAGACTGGAAGGTGAGCAAATGACATACGGGTTAGCACGAAACGATGATCCCGATACCTCGCACGAGGCAGCATCCAGTATCAACACAACACGCGTCGAGCGCATCGTGCTGGAAGCATTCTGGAGGTCGCCTGGAGGCTTGATAGCGGAGGAAGTGGCACTGATTACCAGACTGCCGCTAAACACCGTTACGCCACGCATAGCGCCTCTTGTGCGGAAGGGCTACATCATCCCCATCGGGAAACGTAAATCGTCCTCTGGACGCAACCAACGGGTGCATAAATGGATCAGCGAAGCGTAGATTGGCATCAGGCAAGACTCGGCCATGCAACAGGCTCTCGTGCATCCGATATTCTTGCAGGCAAGGACACGCAAGCTCGAAAGGGATACATCACCCAGTTAGTGACCGAGCGGCTTACAGGAGCAAGTCAGGACTTCTACACGAATGCTGATATGCAGCGCGGCATCGAGGTGGAGCCTGTCGCACGAGCAGCGTATCAGGCGAGCAATGAACTGGTGGACGAGGTGGGCTTCATCAAGCACCCGACCATCCTCTGGTTCGGTGCTAGCCCTGATGGTCTGGTTGGGAGTGATGGACTGGTGGAGATCAAATGCCCCCGGTCAACAACACATCTCGACTACATCCAAGCGAAAAAACCACCACAAAAGTACATCCCGCAGATGCTGGCCCAGTTGTCATGCACCGGCAGGAAATGGGTGGACTTCGTGTCGTTCGACAACAGGTTCCCAGAGCATCTACAGTTGTTTGTTGTCAGGTTTGAACCCAGTGCGGAGGAACTGGAGCAATTCGAGAGCAAAGTAAAAGAGTTTCTGTCTGAAGTTAACAACCTAATGGAGCAACTATGCCCCTCGCATACGAAGTGATCGCTACCACCGGAACGTACAAGAACCGCAACGGAGAGGAAAAAAAGCGCTGGCAGAAGGTCGGTGTCGTCATGCAGACGAACAACGGTTTAGCTCTCAAAATGGAGAGCATCCCGGTCAACTGGGATGGCTGGGCAACACTGGCTGAACCTAAACCGCGAGAGGATTCGGCGTTCTAAACCATCTTGAGTGCTGCGGAGCGCACTTCCTCTACCCTGCGCTCCCAGCCTTTTCCGAACACATCCCAGGTCTGCAAGCCCTTCATGAACGAAAGACGCTTATCACAGTAGATGTTGATGAGATCAGCAGCAACCATCGCATTAGCAGCCTGGAGTGACAACGGGCCGATAGCACCGTCAGGCTGAGTGCCGACACACTCCTGCAACCAACGAGCAGCGCGACCAGCACCACTGTTGATCGCAGCGTCAAACACAGCGTAATCAACACCGGAAGGAAGCTGGTCGCCCTTCACACGATCCCAATATTGGGCCTTATAAAGCGGAGCAACGTCCGTCGGCTGGAGGTCGCGCATCTCTTGTTCGGTCACCTCTTTGCCGCACCACGCTTCCCAGACTGCTTGCGTGCATCCCAAATTGGTGGCTTTCCCTGGGTCGTCCGGATGGTTAACGAAACCGCCCTCATGATGCAAAACCGCTGCAAGTGCGGCATCAAAGTTCGTATTCATTTCTTGAGCATATCCTTCTGTTGACTGGAGTTGGACGAACCCAACCAGAAGTTATAAACGGAGGCTGTTTCCCTTGCGAGCACACCCAACAGCAGCATCATCACATCGCTACCAGTCAGCGTCATGTAGCCCAGCGCAGAGCCTACAAGCAGCCCAAAGAACCCAGCAACGGTAACGATAGACAACACAGCAGGGATGCGGCTCCTGGTGGCTACCTGCATCTCTCGTGCGGATTTCGTGTTCTCGACGTTTAGCTCAAACAGTTTCGTCTGTTGAGCCATCTTCGCCAGTTCACCATCCTGCTCTAGCTTTGCAAGCTCCCTCTTGGCAGCTTCAGCAGCAACAGGATCAGGCAAGACTCTATCGAGAATCTTGCCGCCAACTTCAAGCAGTGGGCCTAGCGGAATCATCTTTGTCCTTTGCAATCATATTGGCTGCTGCATACGCTCCCTTGCGCCCGACGATGCCACCGACAGCGCCGATGCAGAGCAACATAATGTCTTTCAGAATCGCCATGAATTGCGTGTCAATCGGGCTGATGCGGTCCATGTCGTGTTCGACAAACAGCACGCCCAGGATGATGCCGATGACGGAGGCAACTAGGATGCCGGTTAGTGATAGAGCAATGACTGCCCACACCCTAACTTCCACCTCCTCTGTACTCATCTTCATGTCGAAACCTTTGCGAGAAATAGCATCAGCACCTCTATAAACAAGATGCTAACCACCAGAAACTTTATTGCCCCGGCCATGCGTCGATGATGTAGCTGACAAGGTGGAACAGAATGATGCCGCCGATACCGATAACAGCAGCGATCAGCGCACGTTCCTTCTTCTGTTTTGCTAATCGCTCTTTTTCTCGCTGTTCTGCCAATTCTGCCGCCTTGCGTCTCTGTACTACCGCATTGTGCTCGCGCTGGATCTCGTCCCACACATCAGCCTGACCAGACCATATCAGGAACTGTTTAAGTTCCTGTGTCATCTCACGCACTTTCTTAGCGGCAATGACAGTCTCTAGCGCCTCGCTCATCGCCGACTGTTCCGGCTTCTGCTTTGCCTTCTCATCAAGCGACGCCTTCTGCAGTTGATCCTGCGCGTCGAACAGCCGCATGAAATCGCCGAGGCACTCGTGCGCTTCTCGGCCGACCTGGATCGCTTGCTTGATACCAGCGACGGCGGCCTGGGCGGTAGCGAGTACGACAGCGACTTCAATCATACCTTCAACACAACACCGATCAACAGGACGATGATAAAACCGGCACTGCCGATGAGAATCTGTTCTAGACGCTTTAAGCGAGCGTTGATGCCTTCGTAGCGTACAGCGCAAACCTGCTCGTGCGTCATCAGTTTAGCCTCAATGTCGTTCATGTCTTGATGATGAAGTAAACACCCAAGTAGGGCGGAAGGTTGGCGTTAGTGCCAGACGAACCAGCTGAATCAGTTGTTCCGGTGTGTGTGTGGTCTGGAATCGTAATATTCAGACTCTCAAACGACCCACCACCAGACGATCCTTGTGGACGATTTGCTAGCGAAGTGCTAACAGACATGATGCCGCTTGCGCTCCTCGGGCCAAAGTCACCAGAGTTGCCGAGCACAGCAGAACCGCTTGCAGAACCAGCAGAACCAGTCGTAAAAATGTGAGTGTGGCTGACAGTAATTGCGTTAGCACTACCGCCCGTAGAGTTGGCACTGTACGTCGTGCCAGCACCAACAGAGAAACGATCGCGGAAATCCGGCAAGTTGAACGTAGTAGACCCGTCACCCGATCCGTATGCCGTACCGAGAACAGCAAACAGTGCGGAATAGGTAGAGCGGGAGACAGCAGCGCCGTTGCATAGGAGATAGCCAGTCGGAGCGGAGGCAGTGCCCCACATCATCATTCCGCCGGTAGGGACGTAGTTTGGAGCAGAAGATACCCAGGCTGAACCGTCAGACGTTAGGACGTTGCCGGACGTTCCGACTGAAGTAAGACCAGTGCCGCCACCTGCGACTGACAGTTGATTGCTGGTCTGATTGCCTAGCTGGAAGTCTCGCAACTGTGCCATCAACTCTCGGATGGCATTGTTCAGGTTAGCAGGCGAACACCCTTCGTTGATGTTGATTCCACCAACGTCAATGTTAAGCGCGGCGTTTGTTGAATAGTCGCTGAGTTTTGCGATTGTCATGGTTACTGTCCAATCAATCCTGGTTGTTGCATCGTGCCACCAATACTACCGCCAAGCTCGCCAAACAAGAACGGGCTAACCATTCCTCTACCTAGCGCGGCTGGCGCTTCTGGCAACCGCTTGCGTAGAACATCCATCAGCGTCTGTTGTTGCAACTCTTTTGAGATTTTCTGCAATACATTCGGGTCTTGTGCAGTCAGAATCCTAGACAACTCAGCCGCAGTTGATCGCATCTGCTGGTCAGACATTGCACCCATGTCTCGACGCATAGCCTGCATCAACAACCCAGTCATGCTAAGACCCATTGGAAGTTCTCGCGCAGCCTCAGTCTTGATTTTGCCCATCGCTTCCAATCGGCCTGCGGTCTGAGATCCAGCCAAAACTGACTGACTCGTCATTTTCATCTGCAACTCATCTTGCAGATTTCCAATGAACTTGCCAAATGCTTGATCTCCCGCGTCACCTTCAGGAAACGTCAGGCGCATCATCCGTTGAGCGCGAGGGTCAAGCAACTTCTTAGCGTCTCGCATTGATCCAGCTAAAACCGTTTGCCCTGTCTCAGCGCCACCGATCCGATCAAGCAAGTTCTGCATTGCGCCCAGCCTGAAAGCCTCGCGTTCAGATAGAGACATCTTCCGCAAGTCTGATTGCAACTCATCAAAATCAGCTTTCAAGAAGTTGCGCCCTTCCTGCATAGCATCCATTGCAGCAGTGTCATCTGCCCAATAGTTTCTGGCTCGCTTATAAGCAGGGTTGTTGCGGTCGATCATGTTCAGCAACCGCTGACGCACTTCCTTTTGTCCGGCAAGCTCAGTTCTACCAATGCCTGATGTCGGTGTCTTTCCAGTAAACACTACATCATCAAGACCCATCTTCAAGAAATGAAGAAACTCGGTGTTTATGCCTTTAACTTCATCACCCTTTGCGGTCACCAACTTGCCATCAGGAGTGATCTGTACCTTAGGTAAAGGGATGTTGCGGTCAGCAGCAATCCTAGCAGCGCGTTCGTAAGCAGATTGAGCGGTTGGCGTCTTTAGGATGTTGGTTAGCTCTGTGTTTACAGGCACTTCAACACGGAAAGCGCGGTCATAAAGTTTGCTACCAAGGTCGCTGCGAGCCTCTTTAAGAGCATTGAACTCATCGAAGAATGATGCTCTGCTACCGAATGCCTCTTGAATGTCGCTTGTTAGCCTGTTAAGCATCCCTTTGTCGCGTTGACGCAAGAAGTCATCGGCAATCTTTTTGCCTGGGCCAGGAAGTTGTGCAGCAGCGTCTAGGTAAGCGCGAGTGTTTGGCCCAATGTCAGCCAAAGCATAGGGCTTACCTGACCGCTGCAAGATCATCCCGATTGCTTGGTCAATGTCGCCAACATCAGACTCAATTGCTTCTTTCAACAACTGCCTAGCAGACTCAACCCCGGCTCGCTCTGGAGGTTTGAACATGGCGTCAACCATGCTTCGATAGCCTTTGCCAACCACTCTACCGGCAACAGAACCAACACCAGCGCCGACAGCACCAAGCGGCGCACCGATAGCCGCACCAGTAGCTCTTTCGGTTACTCCACCTTCTGCTTGTCCTGCTCCAGAAACTGCGCCAGTCAACCCACCCAAACCAATAGCGCGAGGGATTGTAGTTGCAGGCATAAACACACCAGGAAGCATAGCGCCAGCGACTTCAGCGCCGATTGCTCTGATCGGAGATTCTTCTCCGTACTGTTGCAATCCTAGTCGTTCAATTGCCGCACCAGTCTGAGCAGGGGTTAGCGCTGGCATCTGTTGTCCAGGTTTCCTGGCTTCCCACGCTTGCAGCGTCCTAGAAAGTTCAGCAGGTTGTGGCGAAAGAAAGGATCGAATTGAACCAATCGCTTCATCCGACAGGTTCATCGTCAAGCCTTGCAAGAACGCCCCAGCCCCCTGCGTGGCAACACCGCTTTGCAACAACTGCAATGCTCGTTCGCCTTCAGGAAGCAGAATCCCTCTGTCTTGCGCTGTTAACAGTTCTTGTTGGAGCGCGTAAAGCCTTTGCGTTGGAGTCATTATTACCTCACAAGTCCAGCGGCTCTTGCGGCAGAAAAAGCCTGCTGTCGAACATCTGGAGCAGAACTTAAGTCAAAGTCAGTTGTATACCCTTCGGCAAACGATCTTGTTTCTTCTGGAAGAATGTTACGAAGTCTGCGCACGTTTGCTTGATGACCTTGAATCTTGAACTTTGCGGTTCTCTCCAAAGCATCCAATAATGAATTAACCTCGCCAACAGTCAAAGACTGAAGGTTTCCTCCAGCAGCGCGAGCAATCAATGCTCGTTCACCCTCGGTGATTGCGCCTTGTCCACGCATTTGTTCTGCCGCAGACAACTCCAATGACGCAAGACGCTGCATTGCAAGTGATGTTCTGTTCAAAAGTTCTTGCGTATTCTGGCCAGTCACGCCAAGACTAGACGCTAGCCTTGCAACAACCGCTGTTTGCCCACTCAACGGACCAGACAGCACCCCAGCACTAAGCACAGGTTTCAAATCAGAGATTGTTCGCAGTGTTTGAGCAGCACCGCCAGCAGCCAACTCTGATGCGTTTGTGCGTTCAATTGCAGCATCAATCAATTTTGTTGCTGTTGGCGGTCCGATTTTTACTTCAAGCGGTTGTGCTCCGGCTCTACGCAAAATTTCTTGATACTGGACAAGCGTGGGCGGAGTTTCTCCGCGCTCACGAGCCTGCGCAACTACACGGTCGTAATTTGCCAGTTCAGATGAAGGCGCTTTTTGTGTTGCTTCAACCATCTTAGCAAGGCTTTCAGCGCGTTGTCCTGCTGTTGCCTCGTCAATCGCACCGCTTTGATAGGCACGAGAATATTGTGCAGCAACTGTGCGAATGTTCGGGTTTTCGCTTGCCATAAACGGAGCAAACGGGTCAGCACCTTCCATGCCGCCAGCAGTCAACCCAGCCCTACGCAATTCTGGAATCGTTTTAGCAATGTTAGAGAGCGCACCAAACGGATCGTTAGACATCGCAGCCAAAAGTGACAGACGCTGCGGATCAATCGAGATGCGCTGTTGAGCGGTAGGAATCGGACCTTCCTCTCCAGCCATCGCACCTCGTTCAGTAGTTGTCTGAAAGATCGTTGGGAACAACTGGCGCATGGCTTGTTGCTGTTGCAACTTCCGCTGTTGCTCTGCAAGTTGTTGCGAGATCAATGCTTCCTGCGTTCTCTGCTGTAGAACATTGCCATACGCTTGTTGTCCAGCCGCTAGACCCTGTGCCAATGCCTGTCCGGTGGAGATCGGAGTACGGCTAGGAGCACCGGCTTGCATAAGACCGAGAGCAGCACCCAGCAGACCCTGCTGTTGGGCTTGCTGTTGCGCCAGCCTTGCCTGTTCCTCTCCCAGTAGACCCGGAAGGTAGGAAGGCGCAGCAGGGAAGAAATTAGACAGGTCCATGTTTGCCCTCACAACAGGCTAATTCGTCGTTTCTCAACACGCTTAGGAGCCAGCAGCGACATGATTGCGTCCTGCTGCACTAGCCGAGGATCACCGCGCCTAACACCACCGCCAGCAACCGGTGGTTGTTGCGGTTGTTGACCCCCCAGCATATTCATCGCTGATAGCGCTTGCATCGGGTTTAACCCGGCTTGCACAGGAGATGCGCCAGCCACCGCAGATGCGCCTGGGAGATCGCTTCCAAGGCTCGCACGAGCGATCGCATCGAAGTCGAACGTTGGAGATGCAAACGCTTCACCGCCAACAGGAAAGGCTTGCGCGACAGGTGCAGCCGATTGCGCCATCGGCAAGAACTCAGCCATCGTTGCCGGAGTCGCAAAAATCGGAGCAGCAGAACCAGAAGCAGGAACTGCCAGAGCCTCTGCACCCATCAACCCAGCAGCCTCTGCCGCACCAGCAGCACCCATCGCACCGGACGCGATACCGCCGCCAACACCACCCAGAGCAGCGCCCATCATCGCGCCTTTCAGCGGGTCGTCTCGATTGGTTGCCGCACCCAGCGCAGCACCAGCCATCATCATCGTTGCCGGATCAGCCATGCTTACCTCCCGCTTGCGCCCAACAGACCGCCAGCAACAGCGCCAGGAACGGCGTATTGCCC